TGGCGAAGCCGCTTAGGATGGGAGAGGGGTTCTTCAACCTGAAACCGAAAAGTCCTGAGGTACTTCTTCGTGCCATAAACATGAAGGTAATAACCGCCGACGGCCCTTCATCCCTTCGTTACGATCAGGCTCACTCACAGGGTTACGTAAATGCCACTCCAGCCGACATTAAAGGGACTGTCTCTGAGATGTTTGTTAAAGATGGGGGAACGAAGATCGTAAACGGCGACCTCATCTTGATGAAAATTAGTCGAGCGGATTATCGTGCGGCCTTAAAGTACAAGGATCAGACAGCCATACAAGCGACACAAAGGGCTGGAACGGTCGACAGTGGTAACCAACAGATTATGCGAGCCGCGGAGGAACGTAACATCCCATCACGCCTTGCACGGAAGTTGCAACCATTTAACCCGACGTCGAAAGAACTTCGGGATGACTTTAACGACGAATAACAACCAAAAACGGTACGTTGTCCCAAAGGGAGGGGAGGCATGGCCTCAATTTTGATACAAGCAACACGTAGTGTGGTCGGACAACAGCCCGATCATCGTAGGTTGGCAGAGGATGCCGCCCAAACATTTCTTGACGGCGCCCCGGTTATGGTTAAGCAATCGACGGGTGGGGTTGTTGAATGGGATGGTACAACCGTTGCAAGTGGCATAGCTGGGGTTTCCAAGAGTGACGCCTCCAACCTAACAACCATCGGGACTCCACAAACTCTAACCTATGGGAAAGTCGTAAACCAACCCTTTGCGGTTAAAATTCCAATGGGTGCACCATTAAATGATGGCCGCATTGGGGTTGATACAAGCGACGCTTCAACTGTCTTCCGCGCACAAGTTGGTCCAGCACAGTCGACGGCTGTCACCGACCTGACAAAGCAGTACGGCCTTACCAAGGACTCGGATGGTCATTGGTACGTGGATAAAACGAAGACTGGCGCCTCCGCGGTTGTTGTCGTCCAAGGTTTCGACAACTGGGACAAGACACGCGGCGTTCGAATTTCGTTCATTCCAGCCGCACAACAGCAGCTTTTGTAACCCTTCGGGCTTTGCCCTGTCTTACCTCTTTGAGGGACTTTCCAACTTTGGCTTCTCCAAAGAGGAAACAGCCTATTTTAACAAGAAATTGGAGGGTTACAAATCATGATGGTTCGTGGCGAGTGGGCACAGTTAATGGCCCCAGGTCTTCACAATCTGTTCCTCCACTGGAATTTGAAGTTGCGGGAGCCAGAGTATACCCACATCTTCAATGTGGAGTCAACGGATACAGCTTTCCAAGACACGTTCGAGGCTGCTGGTCTTGGACCAATGCCTGAGAAGCCTGAAGGGGAGTCGACGGAGTATCAAGATGCAATAGAAGGTGGTTCTAAGAGAATCATTAACTATACCTATGCTCTTGGTGTCCGTTCATCGTGGGAACTTTATGAGGACGACCAACTCGGCGTTATCAAGCAGGTGCCGAAGTGTTTGTCGCGAAGCGCCCATTTCACGAAGGAGATGGCTGCGTGGAATCTATTGAACCTAGGTTTCACAACAACGCTTGTTAGTGACGGCCTCTCACTTTTCAACACTAGTCACCCATTGATGGGCGGAGCACAGGCGACCGCAATTGCACCAGGGGCTACGCCGTATGTGGCGTCGGCTGGAACATTTCCAAACCGCCCAGTCGGTATTGACCTTGACCTGTCCATCACTGCTTTACAATATGCCATAAACCTCTTCGAGAGGATGCCTGACTCAATGGGTATGCCAATCCTCATGCGTCCGAGGTTGTTGGTCATTGCACCGGAGAACAAGTGGATCGCGAGGGAGATTTTAGGGAGTCCGCATAAACCCTACACAGCCGACAACGAAATCAACAGTGTCCTAAACGAGGATTTGCATTACTTCGTTGGGCATTATTTGACGAGCCAGACAGCATGGTTCCTTCTCCCGGACAAGGAAGATCATACGATGACCTTCTACAACCGTAAGGAACTGTCCGATGACTACTCGGATGACTTTGATACGTACTCCCTGAAAACGATCAGCCGGATGCGTTTTGGCACAGGGGTTGGTACGTGGTGGGGAACTTTTGGCAGCAACGGACCGTAGAGGCAATTTGGTAGGGGCTGTTCATCTTCTAAACAGCCTTTACCCTATTTGAAGAAGGAGGCATGAAGTGCCATTACAAAGAGGTATTCTAATCGGACCGCTTCACCGATGTGACATATGTGGATGCGACTTCCGCATAGGAGAACTACAATGGCAAAACGGCCTTTTGAAGTGTTCGGAGGACATGGACAACCCCATCATGTGGCAAAGGGATAAGATCATTGTGGAGGTGTTGGGAGATGGCCGCGTAGACGCTGACATTGCTGAACAGTTGAAGGATGGTGGTGATGTTGATTGGACTGAAAACTACTAGTTCCCAATACGGAACTATAACCTTCCCCTTTGGGGAAGTTATTTATGAAATGGAGGTAACAACCGTGCCACTGCAAAATCCACCACTAACTGGCCCACCAACGCAGGACATTAGTGCCCTACAAAATCCGCCACTAACCTCACTCCACACCAACACAACCCACTTCGAAGGTTATGTTAAGTTAGTTGATCTTCCAGTGGTAGACCCGCATAACGTCGGAGCATTGTGGAACAACGCTGGGGTTGTCACCGTAAGTGCAGGTTAACTATATGAATAGGGTCGTAATCCACACAATCCCACATAAGAAGCAAAGGTACGACACAGTCGGTGACTACCGCACCAACGGTGGTGGTGTGGTTAACATCCGCATTAGCGGTATGGGGGATTGGAGGTATGAGTTTTTAGTGGCACTTCATGAATTTGTGGAGTGGGGACTTACTAAACACCAAGGGGTTAGTGAAGACACCATTGATGCTTTTGATATGAACTACAAGGGTAGTGGAGAGCCGGGGGACGACTTTAAGGCCCCCTACCACGATGCTCATATGATTGCAACCGTGGTTGAACGACTAATGGCGGGAATGTTGGGGGTTGATTGGACACAATACAATGAAGTGGTAGATTCATTGGGGTTAGAGGAGGTTAAGGATGGCAAATGACATAAGTACGAATCCTTGGGTTCTTGATATGGTTACATCAACAGTTGTCCTTCCATCTAACACAGAGGTGGAGCACTTCGAGTTCGTTGACTACACAGCAGATGCTGACGCATGTACCGTTGTAAACGCTGCCGGTAAGTTGGTGTGGGCGGAGAATGGAGCTGCTGACTTAAGGACGGTTAGGAGTGGAAAAATTGGGTGGGTTACTGGTGGGCTACGCCTAGGTGCTTTAACAGCAGGGGCTAAGGTTCTTGTCTACCATCGTCCCTAACACTATACCTAACTTCGTCCGTTCCTGACTTCGTTGTTAGTTGAGGCTTCTTGACGTGAAATTCGTCTTTTACAGTGAATTCGGTGAAACGGTCGACCTTGCCACTTATCTCCACGACGTTTATGGTCATGAGATTCATTTGTTCATTAAGGAGAAGGACTACAAAAGCATTGGAGATGGCATTGTTGATAGAACGGATGATTGGCATGAGTACCTAAATAAAGGGTATGTGTGGGTTTTTGATTCCACATCATTTGGTGGTTTGCAGGACTGGCTTCGTGGTGAAGGTGAAGCGGTGGTTGGCGGAACAAAACAAGGAGACGAGCTTGAAAACGAACGCCAACTCAACCAACGGTGGTTCAAAAGCGCAGGGTTTAAACAAGTGGAGTCTCGTAACTTCCACGACATTAAATCTGCGATACGATTCGTGGAGGTTCGTTCTGATAGAAGGTGGATACTCAAACAGAATGGTGACGCGCCTAAGTCTATCTCCTATTTGGGTAAGTTTGATGGTAGTACCGACCTGCTTTACCATCTGCAACAACTCCAACATGGGTGGAATGAAGCGGAGTATGGGAAGTTTGATTGTGATTTAATGGAGGTTGTTGAAGGAACAGAGGTTGGAGCCACCGCGTTTTTCAACGGACATAAATTCATGGAAAACGCAATGGGAAAGGTTGTTGGCTTCCTTGACTTCGAAGAGAAAAAAGAGGCAGATGGTGGGTTGGGAGAGACGTGTGGGGAGATGGGGACGGCCTTCGTTGGCTGTACGGAAGATGTTCCGCTTTTCAAAAAGATCCTACTTCGTCCTAAAATCATTGATAGGTTAAAGGATCTTAACTTTCGCGGTGTTTTTAACATCAACTGCATTATAACCGACAAGGATGAGATTGTGGCTCTTGAACCGACGATGAGGTTCGGAATGCCTGCCACTTCCTATGAGTTTATGGAAGGGCTTAACGTCGACCCAGGTACTATCCTAGACGCACTTGCACGCGGCAAGGACGTTCCGGTGGAGATTTATAGTGGCGTCGGAATGGTAATGTGTGTAGTTGCGAAGCCTTTTCCCCTTGAGGTTGATGTTGAACCACTTGGCACTTCTAGTGGGGAGAGGTTGTGGATTCTTGGCAGAGACGGACTTCCTATTAAGGACTTTACCGACTCCCAAAAAGAACATATCCATTTGTACAACTTCCGGCGGATTAAAGATGAGGAAAGTGGGGAGTATAGCTATCGTGTAGCCACTAAAAATGGCTATTTGCTAACGGTTACAAAAAAAGGCACTAACATCAAGATTTTACGACACCAACTTATTGAATACATAAAAGGCAATATTTTCCTCAATGGGATGAAGTACAGGCAAGATATTGGGAAAAGAGCAGAAGAGTTCGTTGAAACTCTTTAACTATTAGGAGGCAAGGCCGTGGCTTTCACTAACGTGTGGAACAATAATGATAACCCTTCGGACAACATGGCCGCAAACCTCCTATCGGCGGCGATTAGGATACTTCGTCAGGATGTTCAAGATCGCCTTGGGGTGTTTATTGGAAGTGGTCCGCCCTCCAACTTCCTTGAAAATGGCTTTGGTCCCGTTCCATATATTGACGCCGCCTCTGGCAAAATGTATATGGTGGCTAATGGTGCCTATACGGAGGTGACGCCACTACTCTTCACTCAATTGACCAATAGCAACCTTCCAGTTACCCTTCCCGACAACATCGGTGCCACCTTCGCAACGAAACAGCCGTTAACCGATAATAGCCTTAAAGTGGCAACAACGTCGTTTGTGAAGTCCTTTATTGGTCCTAGGAATCCAATTTCAGGGACTGGCTACATTAAAATTCCAATAGCGTGGGATGGGGATGGTAACCCTATTGAATTTTTTATGGCACAGTGGGGACAAACCCCAGCAACTTCCGGTGCGGCGACGTACATGGTTACGGTTAATGGAGTTTTTAATCCAGCATTTTCTGTATCACCTGGCTTCGCGGTTATCCCAAACGCTACGAGCACAAACGCCCACCGTGGGGTTATTTGCCACGCAACTTCACTAACTAACAACGGTTACGTTTTGACGCTTGTTTGTTCAGATGAGGCTTCAATCATTGATAATGGTATTGTTATGTTTTACGTAGCAATGGGGACGGTAACCCCGTAAGATGTCTACACAGTTAAAAAACGGTGAACAGCCTGAGTTTCCGGTTAGTGGGCCGTTCGGTGGCATTCAAAGTGAAGCGCCACTTGAGGCTATTGAACAGCTAGGCTTCGCTGATGCCGATAACATCATGTTCCGTCTAGGAGCCGCGAGGGTGCGTCCTGCCTTCGGAACTTGCCAACAGGCTACACCGTGGAGCGGCATCCTACCAGTTACGGCCCCTTACCTAGTAACCGTACGGCAGTTAAGTGGAACGGTTGTTGGTTTGACGGGGGTTGTTAAGGACCTTGGAACCGACAATATGCATGGTCAAGTTGGGGGAGGTTATGAGAACTGGACTGGTTTCTTCGACTTCTATGGAAGTGGAGAGGATCGGTTTCAAGTTGCCACGACCAACACTCAGGTGTACTTCAACAGTCCTTCAGGGTGGATTCGCCTTTACGTCCTCCTTCATGGCAACAACAAACAGTTTATGTCCTTCGCGGTTGTGGGACAGCAAGTGTGTATGAGTAATGGGGTTGATCCTATCTACGTGTGGAATGGGGCTACCAAAATCCTGAAAACCGCGTGGGACCCAGTTAAGGTGGAGACAATTGCTCCTCCCACAAGATATATGTTTGAATTTGGTAACCATTTAATAGCACTTAACACGATAGAAGAAGGGGGTCACGCTTACCAAAGGGTACACTGGAGTGGCGTTGGAGAACCGCTGGATTGGACGTCCCTTGGTAGTGGGACCAACGACTTGTTTAATGATCTTGGTCCCATTCGCGGAGGTATGAAGCTTGGACTGTATGGCTTCGTTTTCCAACAGTTCGGTTTTGTAAAGATGCAATTAACGGGGAATGGCCTTCAACCATTCTTTTTCCAACCAATTTCATCGCGTTCAAAAGGATTGGCCATTCCTCGCACTTTAGCTGCTAATGGTGAAACCTCATGCCTTTATGTTGGGGAGGATAATGTGTACATGTTCGATGGTGCCTCCCACCAACCTATAGGTGATATGCCTTTACAAGGCCGCGCAAAATCAGGTGCTCGTCAGTACATTTTTAGTGACCTAGCTGCTACGCAAGGAACCTACACGAAACCGGGTGCCTTTAGTGATGGTTTTGGCTTCGTGACGATGAACATAAACGGCACCCCATTCAATGCTTATTGGTTGGTTATTCCAGGTGTAGCTATTTGGATTCTTAACCTTGATGAGATGAATTGGACGCGATGGACGATAAATGGCCTTGCCTCTTGCATAGGTAATTTTCTTACAAAAACCGTGGTTCGTGTAGCGGATTTGGTTGGAACCGTTGCAACTCAAGAGTGGACCCCTGCTACATTAAATAATGACAATCCCTTCACCAACGTCGTCGTTGCCTTTGGGGATGGAACGTTGAAGATGTTTGACTTTAGTGGATGGAGTGAAAAACCCTGGCTTATAAAAACTGGGCAAATGCAATATGATGATCCGCGGCACTCATCTGTTACGAAGAAGTTGCGTCTCCAATACACCTACGAAGGAGATGCCAACATTAACCTAACTTTTGAGAACGAGAGGGATGAGGTTTTCACGTTTGGTTCAACGAAGTTGAAGGGCACGAGGATGGGGAAGACGTATAAAACCATCCTACCCGTTAACCTAGCGGGGGAGTTGGTAGAGATGACTATTAGTGGAGATGCTGGCGTGCCATTTGTAATGAATAGCTTTGCTCCTACTTATAGTAGCGGTGGTGAGGTTAGGGAGACGTCAACAATTACTATTGATGAGGAAAGTGGGGAACCAGTGCCGTATGTGCCGCCGGAAGCGCCCACTGACACGTATGTGCCACTAACTGAAGAGGACACTTCCATAACCGAACAAAGTCTAGGGACATCTAGCGTGACATCCCCTGACTTTTGGAATTTTGGCACGGACGCACACCCACTACCACCTGAACTTTTTACGTGGGACGCCTATTACCAACTAATAACTTGGTTAGGGCTGACTGGTTGGGTTAGTGTGGCTCCTATGTATGGTAGTAACCCTCCTCAAGGGCAGGAAGGTATTGACATTCTACAGAAGATAACCCCAACGTATGGTGGTAACCCACCACATAGTGGAGGAGGTGAAGAAGGATGAGATTTGATGCCAACGTCCGTCCAAAAGAGACAAAAACCCACGAGGTGGGTAGATGGAGTGATCTTGAACGGACCATAAATGGTGGGATAGAGTATGGAACACCGAGTCAGGATGATGGAACACCGGCTTCGCCAGGGAACATAAAAGGTTCTTGGCTTACAGTTACAACTCCAGCTACGCCTAACACGGACTTTTCGCTGGAGCATGGTTTAGGTACTATCCCGTCAGGAATAGATGTTAAGCAGAAAGATGGACCAGTTGATGTCTATAACGGCTCCACCTCTCATACGGCAACGCATGTAACCCTTCGTGCCACACAACCTAACGTTAAACTACAGTTATTTGTTCACTAACAACCGTAAGAGGATTGTAAAAATGTTGAAAAGGCTGCTGTTATTAACCATCGTTATTGCTCTAGCTGCTTTTATTCCATTAAAAGCGTTTGGACAACTCGTGCCGCAAAGTGGTATCATGCTTGGAAACGTGCAGGGAAGTGCCGTCGTCGTTGCAAATGGCGCCATCCGTGTTTGCACGGCTCCGACATCAACAACAACACCTTGCAATACCCAAGCAACCATCTACCCAGTTTTAACAAATGGGACGTGCGGAACTAACCCTATAAGTAGTGGTGCCACGGATGTTAATGGCAACTATAGTGTGTGTGTGGCACCAGGGCAGTACGTCTTCGAGACGTCATCTGCCAAATTTGCCGTTGTTAGGTCGGTTGTTAACGTAAGTAGTAAGGCCGTTCCGGAAGTGTCGGTAAATGCTTCTACGTTTTCTGGAAGTGATTGTGGCACGAAGGTCAATGCTGCTGACATATCAGTTGTTGGTGTAGCCGCGGAGATTACGGTTAGTCAAGCATGTGGTACTACGTGGACAACACCAATAACCCTAACCAATGGTCATAGTTTAAGGTGGGCACAGGGGGGCACCTACGTAGTGGCACCAGCGAATATAGCCCTTGGTAATAACCTAATTGATTTTGGCACTGCAACGGTGCAACTTGCCGCGCAAAGTGGGGGCATGGCTGGAAGTACGACGGCAACTAGTCCAATGTGGCGGCTTACGGATGGAACGACTGTTGCATCAAACGTGACGTTCCAAAACGGCACCGTTGACGGCAACTACGTTGGTCAAACAGCACCTTGTGACCACTTTTGGACATGCGTGGCGTTCGTGGACGTTAAAGGGACGGCTACCAGCGCTCCGTCCTTCGTTAAGGTCAAGGATATGAAGTTCGTCAATTGGAAGGGACGTCCAGTCACCATCCATGGCTACAACGAAGCCGTGCCCTACCCATCAGATGTATCGGTGACCGACAGCCAATTTAGCACGTTGGGTGAAAGTGCTGTGGCTAGTTCTGGCCTTGTCCAAAATCTAACGTTTAGCGGCAACCGCGTGACCAACTGGTCCTTGCTTAACACTAACGTGTACGCCGCTCTAAGCATGACGCAGAACAATACCGACCCGGCGAAGAACATCGCCATAACTGGCAACAAGTTCCTAAACACGACGGCCACCGAGTACGCCGTCGAATTGTTCCAAGGCTTTGCCGGCGGTTTCTTTCAGAACGTAACCATTCAAGGCAACACCTCGGATGCTAATGGGCTAGCTGGTGGAAGTGGTTACTCAGTAGCTATCGTAGGCGGCACCATTCAAGGCAACACGTTCCTTAACGGGGCTGCTAGATGCGGGCAGCGATGTGGGATGGAATTACCGGTTGCTGACACGTCCGTCACGGGTAACACCTTAACCAACGGTGAAATAGCCTTAATTGGTACTACTTTGCTACAAGGACAGAACAACTCAGTAGTAGCGAACACCATAACCACCTCCGGTGCTGACATCTCAGCAATTATCGTAGCCGGTGGCAACGGAGGCGTTGGCCTTGGTCCACAACAAAACACGGGGGTGTCGAACAACGTGATCGACATCAGTGGAGCCACTGGTAGTTGTCATGGTGTGTTTGTTGGCTACTATGGTGGACCTTCACAGACTAATAACATCACGATTAGCTACAACACCGTGCTTAGTGGCAGCACTTGTCATGGCGTGCGCATTCTAAACGCCTTGACGCCGCAGTCTAGTGGTATACAGATTAAGGGGAACAATATATATGGAGCCTACGATGGCGTTTTAGCGGCTCAGGCAGACACTTCCACCATCGATGTAACGATAGCCGAGAACCACATCATCGGTACAACGAACCCAATAACTACTGCCTTGACCGCCGTAGGGGCGGTTCGCCAATGGCTTAACGTCACATCAGCAACGCAGGTGCTAGGCATCCCTTCTGGAGATAGCAACGGCAATCTGATAGGGAACGTATTAGCACCGTTAGGAGGGGCAAACGCTCCATCCATCTCTTTCTCTGCTCATTCAGGTACCGGCCTTCACACCAACAGCAACGGCGACCTGTTTTTGGACACTGGTGGTATTCACCAAGGGCAGCTAACCAACGTTGCGGTTAACACTCAGGCGGCGATGTATTGGCTAGGTGCAGGTGCAGCCACTAGTAGCAACAACTACGGCAGTGTTATTCATTACCTACAAGGCTATTGTTGGAACGGCTCGGCCTCCGTCGCTGACTACTGGACAATGGTCAATGTAATGGGAAGCGGTGGTAGCCGTATGGGTAGCTTGCAGTTTAGTCACGTTGGTGGGTGTGGAACGCCTGGAGTGTCTAACACCTACGTTCAGTTTAACGGCGCAACGGCACTTGGGTTTACTGGGCAAGGTGGCACGGGGTTTTACTACGTAACTGGAACGCCTACGGCGACGCGTACATTTACGCTGCCCGATAAAAGCGGCACAATAGCAACGCTAACTGACCTACAAACAACCGTAACCAACTGCGCGTCAAACGCCTCGCCAGCAGCGTGCGGTTCGGCGACGGCCGGACGCTTCGTCGTGGCCGCTGGTGCAACAACGGTGACGGTGAACACAACGGCAGTTACAGCCGCTAGTGAGATTCAGGTAAGTAACGACTCCTCCATCGGTGCGGCGTTGAGTGTCACGTGCAACACCACGCTACTAACGGCGCCGTGGCAAGTAACGGCCAGAACGGTTGGAACTAGCTTTACGTTGACTATTGCAGCGGCACCCATAACGAACCCGGAGTGCTTTACGTACTCCATTTTGAACTAACTAAAGTTAGAGGAGGTTAGAGAAGTGTCAACAATAGGCTCTCAACTAAATCCGGACCAAGTTACCGTTGGTACGTTAGGAGGTGAGGTTGTTATTAGGTGTGACAACCGCACTGACTTACTAACCCGCTCTTACGTATGGTTGAGGGATGCTATTGTTGAGTTGACGGGAGGTACAAAGTACCGCGATGACTTTGATGAGTTGGAAGTGTGGGGAGGTCCATTCGTTCTAACACCTCTTGTTCAGGAATACCCTTTTAACTCTCTACTTCCAACTATCAACGACGTTGTAACCGACCAACCAACAATTGCACTTAACATGGCTACGTTGGATGTGCTAATTTGGGATGATCCTCCCACTAACAACCGTCGAAGGCAGTTGGGCGTTACCCACTACCAGGATGCTGATAGAAGTAGTTTTATCAACACTCAAGGCCCACCTAGTGATTGGTATCGTTTTGGGGATAACATTGGTTTTACCCCGGTTCCATCTCGTGGTTACCAAGTGCAAGCCCGGATTTTGCGGATGCACCCAATAAACACTGGTAATTTGGCACTAACTCCTATTATCCTACTTCCTGACTGGTATGATATTTTGATCTGGAGTGCCGTAGAACGGGGGTTCATGGAGTTGCTAGAATTCGACAAGGCCAGTGCCATTCACGCACTTTTGCACGGTGATCCGGAACATCCCGAGAAACCTGGTCTTATTCAAAGTATGAAGCATCGACGCAAACGCGAAGCGTGGCGTAAGACGGTTGCCTTACGTCCTATCGTCCGTGGTTATGGATACGGACATTACTAACAACCTCTCTATTGGTGGTTGGGTGTAAACACGAAGTGCACGAAGTGTTGGAGGTTTTATCATGGGCGGTTATGGTGGTGCAGGGTTTGGAAGTAATCAATGGGGAACATTTCCCGCGATGGGCTCCGGCAATGGTGGAGGTTTTGGCATCCCTTCAACGCCAAACGTCCCACAAATGCCTTTCTCCGGTGGAGGTCGTTCCACTGGTGGGGGAGGTGAGTACATGGCAGGTAAGTCATTGGAAAGTGCCTCACCACTTCTAGGGATGATTCCTATTGCCGGACCTTTTCTTAGTGCCGGGGCAAAAGTTGCTGGTGGGATTATGGAGAGTCAGGACAAACCCGGAATAACCGGAGGTGGGGGTGGTAGTGGCCCAACAACACCCTATGCCCCGTCTGCAAATAGTCAATACTACGCTGGTATGCCCCTCAATCCAGCACAAAGTAGTGATTTTAGTAATTGGCTTCGAAGTCAGACTGGTAAAGGAGCAACGCCTTTCAACGCCACAACGGCACTTCCGGGGGGTGGAACGACGAAGCCGGGCCAACTAACCGCGCCAAACAACCAACTCATTCAGCATATAATGCAGTCGTTTATAATGCCTGGTGGTGTAATGGAAGAGATGCAACGGACGGGACTTCCAATTGACCAAACACAGGCGTGGAAGGCGATGGTTGCGTCAATGCAGCGGCAGATCGCCGAAGGCGGTGCCAACCTAAAGGAGGGTATGAGCGCGGGAGGTAATTTAGTTGGAAGTCCTTATGGCAAAGCCTCTACTGATTATTATAGTCAAACTGGTAAAGACCTAAATGCACAGTTGTTGGAAGGTCAAGCAAGGGCACTTGAAGCCGCACGTGGACGACAAATGGGTGCCACGCAGATGGGGGAACAGTTTGGTATGGGAATACAGGGACTGGACCAAGAAGCCATCCAGCGTATGTACCAAGAGTTTATAAGGACGAGGCCGGAGTACAATCCCCTTATAAACACTGAGTATGGCATGGCTACGACCTTCCCGCAGTAAATGTGAAAGGAGAGTGGGGGTGGTATTCTTGGGGGGTTGTTAAGTAACAGTGGTGGTATAATGAATATGTTGCAAGGGCTGATGAAGAAGCCAGGTGGAGACGGTACCCCTGATTCGACACTAATAGGAGGCGGTGACCAAGACCCAGGCACCTACACCGCTCCAAATGATGCGGGTGGTTGGGGGCCAACTGGTGGTTCCCCTGACGTAAGTGGTGGAGATGTTCCTAGCCCAAACGTCGGAAGTGGTTGGCCTGCTGGTTCGGGGCCACAACTAACCAATAGAGGAATTACGCCTGATTACTTTCCAGGACTCACTAGTTTCTAAAGATAAGGCTTCTCAGGTTAACGGGGGTGGGTAAAATGGCAGAACAACAACAGTCCTTCCGTACACAACAAGAAGCAGAACAAGCTGCGGATATAGAACGTCGTGGGATTATCCCTGGTCTACCCGGAGCAACCGCACCAAACGCGGCTCCGCCAATGACGTCTGGAATGGGCAACCCAATGGCTCAGGGCATGGCTGCACATTACATCCAACAAATGCAAGGTTCTGGAACGACGTTGCCTTTTAGTAGTGGTACTTCCAGTGTTGTTGGTGGTCCTCCTCCAGCCATGACTCCACACGCTTTACCAAGCGGTGCAAGTATCCCTGGCCTTACGATGATGGGTCCTGCACAAGCTGGAGGTCCAGTGGCTAGGACTAGTCCATACCAAAACCCCGGTGGAATGCAATTCCGTAGTCCTCGTGCACGGGATGCGGTTGTTGTTGGAAACACCATCCAATCCCTTAGTCAGTTTGTTACAGAGACAAAGCAGAGAAACTTTGAAAAAGAGGCCGCGCAGGCTAATCAGTTGGTTAGTCAAATTATCAACAGTAAACAAAT